TGAAAACGAGTTTTGACACACCCTCACTTTAGAGTTTCGTTCCTTTGTATATCATATCAATATTGTTCCATAAACAAGTCCAAATGCTACCACCTCGCCCCAATAGTATGGCTTCGGCAACCCCAGCAGCTTGTAAACTGTCCAGTACGCCAAGGCGATACTGACTATTATAGGGTGAAAGGTTGCCACCCACAGAGTGCCACAGATAAGTGCTGTAAATGCTCCCACTGTGTGCACCTTTTCAACCTTATAGAGTGGCTCACCACCAACTAAAATAAGCCCAAAGACAGTAAATAATGCCAAGAATGGGGCAATACCACCTTTCTCCATCATCATAGGCAATAAGGTTATGGCACTCGTTACCATTGTAGCAGAGAACAGCCAGCGATGCTTGCCCATATAGGCGTAATCACTTACGTAATCTCCTGTGCCGTATAAAGCTGTCATAGTAGCCAAATAAGCTACCATAACAAGTGCCGAAATTATAGTTAATACTACCATCACACGTTAGTACTTAAATTCAACTTAGGTGGGTAATTCTTTGTGTGGTCGTATTTTTCTACCTCCTCCACTGAAGCAAGCTGCTTCACATTAAAAATGTGCGCCTGCGTTACATTATATGCTTGATAAGCATAGTGTCCCACTGTATCGAGCAACTTTAAGGCTAATTGACTATTTACGACTAATTTAAAGCCGTTAAGCCAAATCTCGCTCTCCGTCTTTCCATTCTCAATGTCCAGCTCAATAGCCCTGCGAGTACCTATTCTGTCTTCTCTACATATCCAAGCTGACATTCCATTTAAGCTAAAAGAATTTACTGCCTCGCTGCTATCGTAAGCCTTGATTTCGGCTACCTTTGCTTCAACAGCTTTTTGCAACTTGTTTTCGGGTACTTCCACCTTTTCGTAGCCGTATTTTAACAGCGTTTCCTCCGATGGGTTGATGATAAAATCTTCGCCTACTTTAATGTATTGTCCGTTGTAGGTCTTTCCTGTTCCTCTATTAATGTACTTTATCATATTTTCTTTTCTATTACGTTATATTCCACCATATCTACATAATACAACGCGCACCCTTGCATTACATATACATTAGATATTACTGCTCTATGCCCTTTATTACTTGGAAGTATGTTACCTTTAAAATCTCCATTCAATAACACAAGACTACTCAACTTATTAGTCGTGCTATCAAAGCACCACGCAGCCACAGATGATAGCTTTCTTGGAAGTGATATTAGTAGTGCTTGCTTGTGTTTAAAGTCTAACACTCTAAATGCCGACTCGCCTAAATTCTTAACATCATCATTATATACCACCTTTCCAATGCCATTCTCATAGATGTGGGAAACAATTTCCAAACCTTGCTGTTTGCCCCAGCCTCCTATTAAATTAACTCCCTCTAATTTTTGACCATCAATCGATATGTACCAAATTTCATTGTCGGGTTGTTTACTAAAATCGATACCACATATAAGTTTATTGGCTATTGCTGCTAAATGTCTTCTATAACTACTCATAGTACCCTCCTTAATTGCTTATCAGTATGGCAACACCATTTACAACACTGCCTTGATACGTCTTGCCTTTTAGAATGGTTGGCACGACTTCGTCTACCCACTGCACACCCTGCAATTGAAATTCAGTAGCCTTATTTGCTGGCGTTGTAAATTGGAAATCGTACTCCGCAAGTATGTTAGGCTCTGTGTTTGGTGCAAGCGATAGGTTAAGGTGTTCAACCTCTCCCCATACGTGCATCGTGTTAGGTGTTAGCGCAAATGTTGTGTCTGCCGTGCCGTGATTGACGAGCCTAATACGACCGTCTTCGCCTTTTTCTCCTTTATCGCCCTTGTTTATTCTCTTGGCTGTATCTACTATCTCCTGTGTTATTTCTGCTATTTTATTCTTAGTGTAATCTATTAACTCTTTATTGTCGCTTGGTAGTTGTAGTTTCAATGCGTCTTCATTATAGTCTACCAGTTCTATGTTAGTTTCAGTCGTATACGTTTCTTGGCGTATGCCATCATCTGAATAGTTTGCATCTGGGTAAAGCAACGTAGCGGATACTTTCAGTGGACCACGTCCCAACTTATGATTGTCAAAGAATACTATAAGCTGATCATTCAGACGTTTGCAGTGTGTATACACTCCATTCTTGCACTCAGCCTTGAAAGTTGCAAGACTGCCCTCTGTCTTGGCTGTAAATGTGAAGTCTACGTTGTCAGGAAAACTTTCTGTTTCTCCGTTCTTCATTAACCGTACTTCGAGTGGAAAGTCGCTCTTGTAATTAATGCGAACAACGCCGTCTTGGTGTTCTCCGCCTTGTCCTAATACTGTTTCCATTGTGTTTGTGTGTTAAAATGGCTGTGCCTATTCCTCTCGAACCAACAGCAGCCTGAAATAAAACAATAAATAAATTAACTAAAAACTAATTATACAAAACAATAAAATTATGAAAGTAAAAACCCTAACATAGTGCCTACAATACCGCCTGTTAGCCATAGCACGATGCGTGTCCACTGCCAACGTGCGCCCTCTTTAATGAGTAGACGAAACGCTTCTACCATTAGGCTGACAACGCTTACTACTGCTAAAGAGTATACACATACATTTACCGCTGGTACGTCTGCTTTTGCAGAACTAATCGTTATAAAGAACGATATTAGTAAGCCTACTAAGGCTAATAAGATGTTACTACTGCTTAAATTTTTCATTTTTATTTTCTTCTTTTTTTTTATTATGAAACTATAAAATATCTGCTTTGTCGCTATCTGCCTTGCTGTTGGTGCTTTTTAGATACTCGTTTAGGAAAGGTATTTTCTCTACCACCTTTAGGGTTAATACGTAGTAGACGAATCCTGCCACTTTCCACATCGTGGTATTCTCAATAAGCATCATACGCCAATTTCTGACGATATTTGTAGCGTAGAACCAAATAGCTACACCACAAAGAGCCTTTACAACACCCAAAGTTTCCGCACCTGCATGCAAGAAATAGCCTGTAAGAAATATAGATGCTGTCATTACAAAAAAGACAGCACAATGATAAAAGAATACCATTGATTTCTTCAAATCCCATCTTTCGCCATGCTTAAGACCTGCTACCACACCAAATATATAATTCAGTGTGAATACTATCAACATAGCGTACATAAAGTCCCTAATAGGAAAGAATAGACTTAGCATACCACTGATGATAGAACAGATAACATATTTGAATTGTTCTAAATAATTCATACTTCCTCCTTTCTTGTTTGATAGAATAGTATATTAAATAACAGCATCTATCTCGCTTTCAGTGATACGTGTAAAATTGTTTACCTCGTTCTTTACGCTGTTAGCAAGGGTTTTAGCATCTGTCCCCTCCTGTTTTGCTGCATCAATTAGCTTTTGTGTTTCCTCTCCACAATATGGCTTCCACGCTGTCCACGTGTTCTTTGCGCCTAATGGGTTGCCGTCTTTTAATATGTAATGACGAATATAGCGTTGTGCGCCTTGTGCCTCTTTAAAGCGAAAACTTTTAGTGCCGTCTAATACGCATCGTGTTTCAGCTATCTGCGTAATAGCAAGTGTAGCGTTGTCTGTAAACTCCTCTAATGTTCCAACCGCATACGTCTTGTTGTCTCCGTTTGTATAGGTAAGCGTATAGCGAATAACAGCTTGCATACCTGCGAGCCTCTTAACGGCTTCTAAGCCTGTGCCTGGTGAATAGTCTAAATTCTCAATATCAAGAGTTGGAAGCATTCTGTAGTCGTTCTTATACAGCTTATTTAAGGCTGCATTAAGTGTATCGCTTTCGCTAAGTTCGTTAAAAACGTTATCTGTATCAAGCGATGGAATATAGCCTGTGAGTGCTGTTACTACATTTGTGCCGTGATTTTCGGGAACAAACTTGTTTGGCTTGTTTTTCACTTTCGCCCAATCGACACTTTCGGCAACTTCGGCTGTAGATGCTGCACCTGCAACATAAGGTTCGTAACCAGCTTCGGAGTTAAGTTTGGTATCGTCCTTTACAAAATACATCTTACCGTTTAATGTAACTTTCACGGTGTCGCCATTCTGTACTTGGTCTGTTGTAAGTGCGAAACGTGCTGTGTCGTTTGCTACAACCATACAACGTTCCATTGCTGCACGTGGAATGTTGGCGAGTGGAATTTGTGTTGTTCCCCACTGAATGCCTGATGCTGCCACTCGTTCGGCTACTTCTGCGTGTCCCACTCGAACAGAACCTGCTTTAATCTTGCTGTTGTAATGTTTAAGACCTTCTAAATCTAAAAATTTTTTCTCTGCCATATAACTAAACTGTTTTATTGATTATGATTTATCCAATTTTCTCCTTTACTACATAAAGCGTTTTGCCATACAACTGACCATTCTGATATTGTGTTCCATAGCCATATAGACGAAACAGATAGGCTGAATTTGGTTGCAATGGTGTTGCGTCTCTCTTAACGTCTAAGTACCAGCTGAAATTGATGTTGGCTGTATTCGCTCCTGTTACAACTATAAATTCAAACGCCTTTCGGCTGTTGTCGGAGATAAGCTTCTGCTTAACGTTTATCCACCACGCCTGTCCTGCAGGATAGGTAAATTGTGAATTGTCAAGTATCGCAAGTTCGTTGCTGTCAAGCTCTGCTAAGAAGTTTTTGTTTGTTACAACTCGTTGCGTCTGCGCAAGGTTTTCTTTTATCTTGCGTGCGAAGTGCTTTAACCCTGCGATATCTAAGAAATGTCTTTCTGCCATAGTATTTGTTTTATTCGTTTACTATATTGTTTATCTCTTCCTCTGTGATGCGTGTTGCATCTTCTATAATCTCTGTCTTACTACCTCCTATAATAGGTAGCATTTTAGAGCCGTTCCACGTACACGCATTTCCATAAATGCGATGATAGAATAGTATGCCCACAGTTGGCTTGCGTCCATCGTGCGCAAGTTCTCCATAATCGTCAGCACCTTTCCAGTTAGTGTAATAGGTGTCTCCTTTTTGATACACAAACACGTTCTTAACTCTGTCCCACATAACGCCTTTCTTGTTTTCGGGAGTGAGAGTTAATCCGTTAGATGTATTGCTGTCTTCTGCGTCATCGGCTGCTGATAGTGAAACGGCTTGCACATCATCTACATATCCATCGAAAGGTAATGTGCTAACGTGTTGTTTTGTCTGTTCTAAATCGTCTTCTGTTGTTAGTTGTTTCCAATCGTTTTCATTCTTTGACCTGTCGGTGGTTGAGCATACATAGTATACACGCTTTTTTGTTTCTGCACTTAAGAAACTAATCATCATACAACGTTTGAACTCAACTCTGTTATCATCTGTAACAGTGCTTACGACTTCACGTAATGTGTATAATTGACCATTTGGCGATGCGTTGTATATTTCAAACATCATATCAAGACGTTCGTTAAGACGCACAAGTGTATCGTCTTTGCATTGTCGCCATAGCGTCCATTGATACTTCTTTATACCGCTATAGTCTTGCCGTAAACCATAGTTGCGCCAATAGCGTATAGGTTCTGAATACACGTGTCCGCCACCGACCTTTGTGCCATTTACCAAAAGACGTGTTTCTATTACCTCTGTGAGGACTTGTCGGAATTGGTCTGCATAGATGTGAAGTACACCTACATTTATACCATTCTCAACTATAGAGAGAACTGTGTGTTGGTTTTTCTCTTTAACAAAAGCAATAGCTTGTTCGGGTGTCGTTGGAAATTCGTTTAGCGTTTTTAACGACATAGTGGCTGGTGTGCCTTGTCCACTGCTGCCACCTGGTGTATCGGGATTATCGAAACTGAACCCTTTTACACGTAATATACCACCTACAATTAAATCGTTCTCAACGGCGAGGTCTCCATCAAAGGTGTTTGTAGTTCGTCCGCCTGTTGGCGTAGTGTCGCCCTTGCTTTGCCATATACGCTCCCATCTATTCCAAACGTATTCTATGCCGTCTATGAATAGATAGTCGCCCTCCTTACCACCATCGGGGTATCTACTATATACCTCTAAGATGTTTGCGAAATTGCCAAGATTGTTTTTCTCTTTAATTTTGTTGGCTGGTACAGTAACAGTAGGCTTCTCTTTCGTCCATTCTAATGATAACGGATTCCAATAGTAATTGCTATCGCCCACAATTACATAGTCGCCTTGTATGCCACCTAATGGGTGCGCTACGTGTACGGCTTCTAAACTTTGGTATGTTCCTAAAAGGTTGTCAGTCATAATATTATATTAATGTTTCAGTTCGGACAAGTCCATATAAATAGAATACATTAGTTTTGCTTGTTCTACTTCGGACAAAGAGGAAAGGACAAGATAGGCACAGTAGTATATCACAGCCTTTTCGAGTTTTTCGGATATACCGATATGTTCGTCTTCTATACGTGGTATAGGAATGTAGCGTGCCACCTTTACGGCTACATCGTTAGATGTACACGAATAAAATTCCAATATCAAACCAATAGGGTGTTGTACAATAGCTACAACAGGGCGTTGCGGATTGCCTCCTATTCCTGCAAAACGGCTGTTCTGCTGTTTGTATTCGGGGGCTGCATCTGTGATTGCTTCTGTTACGGGATAGCTCCAATCAGCCATTTGGAATATTAGTAATCGCAAAAAGTCTTCGGGGAGTTGTGTAAAGCCCCAGTGTTTTGTCTTTGACGAACTCCACGCTACGGCTGTACCTATGCTCTTGCCACTATCTAACAAATGGCGTGGAGCATTTACAGTTACTGCACGTGCCGCATCTTCTATCTTGCTCTCTATAAGCGTGTCTATGCTCAATGTGTCTACGTCTGTTAAACCAGCAAGAGGTGCGCTGCTATTGTTTCTGTCAATAACAGTTCGCACCTCGTTTACTAAATCTGCAACTTTGTATATCATTGCAATACAAGTGATTAAAGTCCTACAAAACGAATACCCTTTGTTTCTGCAAAGGCTTTTGCTGTTACCTTGCTGCGAAGCTGCTGTTTCTTTGCATCGTCAAAGTTCGATACTAAATAGTCTACTGCTTCTTCTAAGCTGCTCACTTCGACCTCTGTTAAGTTGTCTTCTACTACTTCTTCTGTGTTAGTAGGGTTTATCTCTGTATCCTCTGCTATTACTTCCTTTGGCTCTTCGATGTCCATTTCGCTAACAAGGATTATTCGTCCTTGTTTAAAGTGTCCGCTATTCTCTATTGCGAACTGAACTATTTCGTTGCGAGTGGTGAAAGTGGCAGGACGAATGCCTGTGCCTGATGCAAGTCCGCCCTCAAAATCAATATTCATAATTCGACCTGCAACGTTTAATAGAATACTCCATTCTATCATTCCATATACGCCATACGTTTTTTGTGTCATCGCTAAAAAGTTAAAAGGGGAGGCGAGCTTATCTCAACCTCCCCTTTGGTTACTAACATTTAAAAATTATCACATTATGAAATACACTAATTTACAAGTCTAATTCACCCTCGTACTTCTCCCAAGAGCCAGTACCGCCTGCAGATTTGTAAATCCAAGTTTCGCCCTTGTGCGCTTTAGCATTGATGCCTGGACAATCTACAAGTAGATAGTAAACTTTGCCGTCTACCAAGTCTGCGCCTGTTGGTGCTTGATTGGTTTTCCAAACTGTATAGCTTGTTGCGCCAGCTGCTTTTGGTGTACCTTCGCCGTTGATGAAGATGTGGCAAGCACCTTTGAGTGCGAGTGCGTCCCATACGATGAGCGTCTCACGTTTTGCTTCGTGCTCTTCTACATTCTCCGTATCGGTGTGTTCTGCGCTGCGAACATAGTGTACAAGACGGTCGCTTCCTAAGATTGCGGCACTGTTGCTGTAACCGATACGGTCGAGTGTTGGCTCGTGTTTAAAATCAAAGTCGCCAAATACAGTGTGGAAACGTGTAATGCTCCAACCTAAGTTATTGGTTTCGACTTTAATTTGCACTTCGGGGTGCTTTGAGAAGTCTATGCATTGAATATTCTCTAAGAAATTCTTACCGCACAAACAGATTGCGCCCTTTGGTACATCTGCGCCTGTATAGAAGAGTTTGCCAAGACCTACAAAGTCTTCGTACTCCCACTTTCCAATGTGCTCCATTTCACGTTTAAAGCTCCAACGAATACCAGTCATAAAATACACAATCTGTGTACCTGTCTTATCGTCCTTAACTGGCATTTTGCCACCACGACCAATCCACAAAGAACGGTTGGTTGTGTGCTTAAACTTACGAATAGAGTATTCGGCAAGCAACGCATTTGTAAATGGAATACGCTTCTTTTCACTATCGAAGTAGTCAGAAACTACACGTGTCATTCCTCGCTTCTGTAGAGTAACAAGTGTTGGCACAGGGACGAATGTGTCGGGAGGCACAACCTTTTGTGTTTCGTGTAGTGCTGTTGCAAGGATATCAATCTTTGCACCCTTTGGTATTGCTGGTGTTTGACAATACTCGTTGGTAGGACTTTGGCGTGGACCGTTTACACAACGGACGATAGGGTTGTCGCTGGCATCTCTACCTGTAACATAAAGCTGCAAGTCAGAACCTGCATCTTCTTTTGAACCGTCTTCTGTGTATCCATTTACGCCTCTTACTCTCAATGTTGAGTAGGTTTGAACATAACTCTTATCCTCTTCTGAAAGAGAAAGAGAGAAAGAAGCTGCTGTCCCTTTTGTTACCGCTGCAGTGGTAGTAACAGTTGAAACTTCCTCGTCCATTTGATAGTGCTGTACTCTGGGTGAACCTACGGGTACTTTCTTTGCAGCGAGCATAAGTGAACAAAGTGGGGTGTCATCGCTTTCGAACTTGGCAAGTTCGGCATCGACGTCTACCTCCATAAGTTCGCCAGGTCCAACGCCACCTGTTGCGGCTGCCATACCATCTACGGTTGTGGCTTT